TGGAGTCATAAGGTCAAATGGTAATATGAATAAAAAAGTAAAAGCTCCAAAAGGCTATCATTGGATGAAGGCTGGTAAAGGAGTAAAATTAATGAAGAATCCATCCACAGGGTATAAACCGCATAAGGGTTCAAGTTTAGCTGCAACATTTAAAGTTCAAAAAAAACATAAGAAATAATGTATTACTCTAAAAAAAAGAAAAAAAAGAAAGTAGCTAAGAAGAAAACTACTAAGCGAAAAAGAAAAGCATATTAATCGAGATTATCTGTCAACATTTTGTAAGTTAAATATAATGAAAGACTTACGAGTGCAGTTAGTGATAATAGTAGCATTATTCATAATCGCACATCTCTTAATAGATAAAGAGTCACTTATAGCTAAAGGCGAAATTAAGAGAGAACATGATGGTTATGTTTATATTATGGAATATGAGGTAAGAAGGTATGAACAAGAGAAAACAAAAGCAGATAAGATCATTGATCAAGGATATTACCACAAAGATAGGCATGTACTCGAAGGAAGCAGAAGATTTGATATTTGGAACTGGATTGATTGAGAGTAATTATGATTATCTTAAACAATGGAATGATGGGGTAGCTAGAAGTTGGTGGCAGATAGAACCAGGAATGACTGGAGCGCAAGACACTATTGTCAATTATCTGAAATATAGAAAGAATTTAATAGGAAAGTGTGCAAGAGCTGCAAAAGTAGCACCTTTCTATTTTAATGAATATATTGAAGAGTCTGAAGTTCGTGATATGCTAGAATACAATATCGCATATGCAATAATTATGTGTAGATTAAAGTATCGGAGAGTACCTAAAAAACTTCCAAAAACTGTAGAAGGGATGTCTACTTACTGGAAAAAATACTTCAATACAGAACTTGGGAAAGGTAAACCTGAAGAATTTATTGAAAAGTATAAAATGACACAAAAATGACACACTCGTTGTTAATGTCATTGTTTTATTCTCGGAGGGGTGGCAGAGTCTGGCTGAATGCACTGGTCTTGAAAACCGATACTGCTACCCTCGACAAACCTTATTTATCCTCGTAAAACCGCCTTTCATTCATCATCATAAGTAGTGGTAAGTTGTAGTAAATATGACACATTAATGACACACTTTATATATTATATATAGCAGGTTTGAATTTGGATACATTCTTATGTATGTATCTCCATGTAATATCATCTATCCTGTGACCCATTAAGAACTTTACTTCTAAGAACTCTAATCCTTGTTCCTCTAATCGTTCACCATAAGTATGCCTAATGCTATGGTAATCTCCTTTAACTCCAAAATCATTCAATCTTTTTTGTAAACGATTGGTTACTGACCTTCTTTTAGATTTCTCAGGTTTTAGGTTAACCAAATCCATTGTATTAAATATAGGGTGTTTAGGTACTACACATTTTCTACCTACCTTACCCTGTTTCCATACAAAAAATTCATCTTGGACTTCATCTTCTGTAATAGTTCCAGCATCCTTTGCGCGAAATCCTGCGTATAAAGCAAGGCTTAACATCGCTTTATCCTTGACATCGGTAGTAGTGTTGATGATTTCTTTGATTACATCTAATGGAATAGGACTTCTTATATTTTCAGAGGTATCAATACGAGAAACAAAAAAAGGATCTGCTGGGTTACTAAATGCCATTCTTCTCATTTGAGCATACTTAAATAGACCAGAGATCATAGATAACTCATGGTTAACTGTGTTCCCTGATGCAGATTTCATCCTATGTTTCTTAAAAGAAGTGATATGTTCAATATCTAAGTTGTTTATGTCCATCGAAGCATACATATCTTTAAAGGTTTGTAATCCATACCCTACGCGATCACTCCAATCTGACTTTTTGTTATCTTTATGCCATATAAGGTAGGATTCTATAAACTTGGCAAGATTTGGAGATGCGACCAAACCCTGCCTTTCATACTTTTCGTCTAATTCTTTCTGCTTGATCTTAGCAGCATGATGATTAGTCTGACCTGTAGATACTCTTATTCTGTTTGGTGGTGTTCCTGTGGTATATTGGTAGTATTTAGAACCAGGTCGTTTCCTTATTCTACTCAATTTACTTCTGGATTTATAAATACAGTTTTCGTAAGAATCTTTTTCGGACTGCTCCTCCAGTCTAACAGTATAGAACATTGTGTTATTACTCGTCTGTCTTTGTATTTGTAAATGACAGGAAAACTCATATAGTGATCTCCAACAATGAATTTAAAGGATTCAAATAATGAAGGTAAAGTATTTGATATTTTCTTTAACTCTTCTAAGGATTTATTATCTATAATTTCATCTATGGGGTGTTCGTCCATTGGATACCATTTTGAATAATCAAAGTAGTTGTGACCTTTTGGTAGACCTAACAACTTTTCTAACTTCTCTCCAGATTTGTCTATCGTCATTTTTCTTTCCATTTTTTTGAATGACAAAACATTTCTTACCAAAACAATAGATTCCATGTCTGGATCAATATCATTCCATTGTATTTTTTCAATCGGATGATTCTTAAGATAAGATTGTAGTATTTCAATCTCTTGTGCCTGTTGTTCAATTTTATCCTTTTGTAATTCAATGACATAATTTGCCTGCAATTCCATATCTTTTTGCTCCTTCGACTGTATATGGATTTTTTCATTCTTCACTCGTACTTGCTCTTCCCCTGCCCCTGAAATTATTTGTTCATATTTTGATAATATTTTTTTAGGTACAACACCTTTATATCTCCACTGACTGATTGCACTCCGAGAGATTTCCATTTTTTCAGATAATGCTGTATCTGTATAAACTTGAAAATGGCTATATAATCTATAGATTACTGTATCTAAATCTGACTTTTTACCTTGCATTGTGACTTTTTGTTAGTTAATTTGTTTGTAATAAATGAACCAAATAACGATAAATAACATACGGATAGGTAATGAAAAGAGCAAATAAATTTTTAACAACACAACAAATTGCTGATGAGTTAGGTGTTCACGCTAAGACAATTAGGCTTTGGGCAAAGTCAGGAAAGATTAAAGAAATCAATTTAGGGTATCGAACTAAGCGTTACGATATAGGCGATTTAATTATACAATAAAAGAGGAATAGTATGTTAGAGCAGGAACTACTACAATCACCAATTCCAGTAGAAAGGCATGACCTATCTAATGGCAGATGGTATAGTCCACTAAAGGATTATTGGGAAGAACACTTTAAAGATGCACCTATTATATATAAGCGTTCATCTACTACTTTTGAAAATGTATTAGATAAAGGTATAGGCTTTCATACTTGGTTGGGCAATGCGCCTACTTACCAAGATGCTATGGAGTATGCAAATAAGCGTGCATTAATAGGAACAATCGTACACGACTATTGTGAACGCTTGCTTTTAGGTACAAAGATAGACTTTGAGGCGCAACCTAAGTGGCATGATAAAGAAAGAGATGAATTAGTACCGATAACGAGAGAGATGATTAAATATATCATGTCCTTTATGCAGTTTTGTGAGGATTCTCAAGTAAATGGAGAATTTGCAACTGAAGCTACAGAGATATGTATGTTTGACTTAGCAGCAGACTCTGAAGGAAATCAACTGCACCCCTGGGCAGGAACTGCGGATTGGGTAGTAAGACTGGTCAATAAGAAAGGTGAAGAAGAGAGATGGATTGTCGATTGGAAAACTGGCAAGCCATATAACACACATCAGTTGCAGTTAACTTCTTATAAAATTTTATGGGAGTCTCTATTTCCAGAACATCCCATTGATGGCATCGCTTGTTTATACTTGAAATCAGGGTGGCGTAAAGCACCTAATTATACTTTCAAGAAATACAAGGCAGATGAAAAGACTTGGAAAAAGGTTGTAGAAGTCTCGGATTGGGCGAATAATACCCCTGCTCCGTCCTTTCCAAGAGATTTACCTACAACCTTCACATTAGTAAAAGAAGAAGAAGAGCAGGAATTAAAGGAGTCAGCGTAATGGCTTTTGATAACACAAATAAAGGTGCTTTGTTTACAGCGAAAGAGCGTAAGACAGACAAGCACCCTCACATGACTGGTAAACTGAACTTGAATGGCAAAGATTATAGCCTTTCTGCTTGGTCTAATCAGTCTAAGAAGGGCGATAAATACCTTTCACTTAAAATCAGTGAATTTCAAGGTAAATCAGAACAACAGGATGATGGTTTACCCTTCTAATTTGTTGTTAGGTAGTTGCAAAGGGCGGTTGCATCCCCGCCCTAAGCAGCTTGAGGATATGACCGCTAATGAGCAAGCGGAGTATTACAAGAGTTTTGCGGAAGATTCTTGCAATATTTGCTCTGGAAGTGGTGGTGTTCTTGAAAATGAATATGAAGATAGAGGGTACTACCAAGTACCTTATGAATACTTTGAACCCTGTGAATGTATTGATCAGGATTAACATGAGAAACCACATACCATGCCAACATTTAACGAATCACTGCTTAACGGACAAAGAGTAGAGAAAATAGTCCTTGATAGGGTTAGAGAGTCTGACCCTTTTGCTTTACCGATACCAGGTAAGTTTCATCAGTTTGACTTATATAGTCCGATGACTAACACTCGCATAGAGGTTAAATCGGATATGCAATCGCAACACACTAATAATTTTTTAATCGAAGTATATATGTATGGTAAACCATCTGCGCTTTTAGCTACAGAAGCAGATATATGGGTGTTCTACGATGGGAACAATTTGATATGGGTGCATCCTGATAATATTAAAGATTTAATACTAGAGCGTGGCTTTCAGCAACGCCTGATTACAGGAAATGGAGATAAAGAAGCAAAGCGATGCTACCTGATCCCTACGCGTGATATTTACCAAATCGCTAACAAAGTGGAGTCTTGCCATGAAGAAACAATCAATGGATGATATATTGAAAATGAGAGATGAACTCTTTAAGAAAAATGGGCAATGGTATCTCGAAGCCTATTATCGTCAGTTAACCTCAAAGATAATGAAAAAAGCATGAAGATAAGTCCAAAAGAATTAAGTGAAATAAGAAAAGGGTTAGCATGCCAGATGCTAAAAATGAAAGTTGACAATGATAAGAAGGCGATTGACCGCATTGAGGATTTACTTAATCGGTTAGACGAAATGGAAGATGAGTTTTACACTGCCCTGCGATCGGAATAGAACATCAACAACTCTTTTTAGAAAGAACAGATTAACCAACCCTGTGAGCAGAACACATAAGCGAGCAGGAACGTAAGAATCAAATTTTTTACATTTTGGTTTTTTAAAATCTTGAAAAAGGTGTAGATGAAATATTACACGTTGGAGGTTGGCGCGTCCAATGCGCAGGGCAAATTTTAAATAAAAGGAGTTAGTATGTTATTTTATCCAGATTGGTTACTACAACTAGAAGTAATTGCACGTTCATTACTTTACATAGGTATTGGATTTGGTCTATTTACCCATTGTTTTTTCAAATGGATTGAAGTGGTATGGGGCAAAATAAGATGACTAAATGGCAATTATATACTGAGAAGAAAGATTTGCCGATATGCTGCGGTGTATATGTGATGTATAGGAATAAAAAAATCATATATATAGGTATCTCTAAGAATGTAAGGCAGAGATTTAGCAAGCATGTCATAAAAGATTGGGATCTGATCAAGTTAAAACCTGCAACCAGTTATGGAGCAGCGCATGACCTTGAAGAAAAACTAATTAGTAAAATTAGACCAGAACTCAATAGTCAAGGATCGAATCGCCTGCAACTGTCTACTAGGCATAGGATTACAATTAACCCTGAAACATACCAAAAGTTCAGAACCTTTTGCTATAGTAAGAACTTAAAGATGAAAGAACTATTGAATGATATTATCAATGGCTTCTTACAGGCAGCAGATAATGCCAAGTAAATCTAAGACAAAGGGCAATGCCTACGAAAGAGAGCTAGTAGAACAACTATCGCAGGCAGGATTCAAGGTTAAGCGCGCTTGGGGATCGGATGGTAGAAGTATGGGATATACAGAAGATGTGGATATTGTGGCAAAGAAGGGTAAGAAGAATCTAAAGATTCAGGCGAAAAGACGGAAAAATATCCCCAAGTGGCTTGCCTTTGGTAATTGTGATCTAGTGATGACCAGAGCAGATAGAGGAGAAACTGTGGTCTTAATGAAACTCAAGGATTGGTTGAAATGAGAGATGAAATAGGGGTAAATATATAATGGCGTTAAGCGGAAGGGTGAACGAAGCAGTAGTATGGTTTTCTTGTGGGGCTGCATCTGCGGTAGCTGGGAAACTCGCAATAAAGAAATATGGAGATAATGTGGATTTAGTATATTGTGATACGGGAGGTGAACATGAGAGTAATCTGGGATTTCTGCGTGATTGCGAAGATTGGTATAATAAAGAAATAAAAATATTAAAGAATCCAAACTATATAGACCATTTCGATGTCGTAAAACAAAAGAAATTTATTACAAATCAATATGGTTTTGCATATTGCACACATGAACTAAAGATGAATATGAGAAGCGATGCTGGATATTGCGATGCGATTAACATTTTTGGTTACACTTATGAAGAAACGAAAAGAGCAAAAAAATTAGAGGATCATAACTTGGATATGGCGTGTGAGTTTCCACTAATTGATAATCAGGTGACTAAAGATGAATGTCTTGGTATTATATGGCAACAGGGCATAAAAATGCCCAGAATGTATGAATTAGGTTATAGTCATAATAATTGTGTGGGGTGTGTGAAGGGAGGCATCGGATACTGGAACAGAATAAGAGTAGATTTCCCTGACACATTTAAAAAGATGTCAAAACTGGAACGAGAAATCGGTGTGACTATTTTAAAATATAGGTCTGGAGAACAAGATGGTCAAAGAATGTATTTAGATGAATTAGACCCAAAAGCGGGTAATATGCAAAAAGACCCACAAATATCATGTGGTATAGACTGTCATTTAACTATAAAGAAATTTGATGATTAAATTAAAGGATTGGTTGAACAGTGAACCTTCTTGACCTATTTAGTGGTATAGGTGGATTTCATCTTGGTCTTGAGCGTGCTGGTTTTGAGTTTGATTATGTTGGATTTGCCGAGGTAGACAAGTATGCCAGTGCAGTATATAAATATCAGTTTCCAATTGCAGAGGAGTTAGGAGATGTTAAATCTATTCGACCAGAAAACTTACCCAAAATTGACATTATCACTTTTGGATCACCTTGCCAAGATTTTAGTATTGCTGGAAAGCGAGCTGGGGCAACTGAAGGAACGCGCAGTTCTCTTATATGGGAAGCAATTAGGCTCATTACTGAGTGCAAACCACGTTTTTTTATCTGGGAAAATGTTAAAGGAACATTCTCCTCAAACGATGGCGCAGACTTTTGGGCAATTATCCAAGCCTTTACCAACATTGGGAGCTATAGACTCGAATGGCAACTGCTTAATACACGCTGGTTTCTACCCCAAAACAGAGAGCGCATATACCTTGTCGGATATACTGGAGACAGAGGTGGACAATCGGTATTTCCTATCGGAGAATCAGGTGAAATCTCTGACAACAGGAATGCAAAAGTCGCAAGTACACTCCAACATCCAGGACACTCAGGTGGCAACTACAAAGGTATGACATTAATTAAATTAAATCAAATCGGCACAATAGGTAAAGACAGCGAAGCCACACGAGTGTATGATGCCAATGGAATCTCAAGAACCTTAACCGATGGTGGAGATATGGGAGCGAAAACTGGATTGTATCAAATTCCAGAAGCCACGAAGAAAGGCTACGCAGAAGCAGAGGAAGGTGATTCCATCAACCTTTCTGTGCCTAACAGCAAGACCAGGCGAGGTAGAGTAGGTAAAGGTGAAGCACAGACACTAGATACAGGTATGCAGCAGTATACGATACAAAGCGGTATTCGCAGACTTACGCCTGTAGAGTGCATGAGGTTGCAAGGCTTTCCAGATAATCATAATGAGTTTGGATTATTAGATGGTAAGAAAGTGGCTATTAGTGATACACAAAGATATAAACAAGCTGGTAATGCAGTGACTGTGGATGTAGTTGAAGCGGTAGCTAAAAAAATATATGCAGTATTACACGATTAACATAGAAATAGAAGAAAACTTATCTCCATCGCAGTTACTTGAAGAGATGAAAGATGGAGCAACTTATTGGGGCAAGTGCATTGGTAAGACTCCAGTAGTAAGAGAAAAGATACAAAGTTTTGACAACAAACATTTTATGAAAATAGGATATAAATAAGGAGGTACAATGCAAGTAGATACATTTTTTAGACTAAGTGATGAATTTCTAAAGGAATGTAAGGATATACAGATAGAAAAAGGTCGTGAATACACAGTAGATGATGCTGATAAGTTCAAGAATTTTAAATCTATAGCTGCAAGATTAAAGCTAGACCCTAAAGTAGTGACTCTTACTTATATGTTAAAGCACATGGACTCTATTCGTGCTTATGTGTTATCAGGAAAAGAAGGCTCAGAAGGAATTAAGAGTAGGTGTCAGGACTTGGTTAACTATGCAATTATGTTATGGGCGATGGATCATGAAGAAAAGAGTTATAGAGAATTGCAAGAAGAAATAATTGATGCCTGATTTTCGCTACTTCTACGAATATGAAGTAGGTGTTGAGCGCATAAAGTATCGCGGTGAACAAGGCAAAGGCAGTTGTCCGCTTGGTACACATGATGATATTAAACCATCCTTTAGTTTTAATTTAGGAAATGGACAGGCAAAGTGTTTTAGCTGCGGATGGAAGGGTAACGCTTATCTACTAGCAAAGCACTTAGGAATGGATAATCCTGAGAAGATGATAAATGGTGAAGCTCCTGTGAGAAACGGGCATATACCCCCCAAAAAACAAGAAATTAGTACAGATCTGGAGCATATCGCTAGTAAGTATATAGCAAATGTACCTGAGAAACATTATTTATCACTGCCGAGAATGAAAAAGATGAAGGTAGGCTATACTGATGATGGATTAAAAGTCTTTAATTATCTTGATATTAATGGAAAGGTTACAGGTATAAAGATACATAAGTCTTATTGGGAAGGTGGTGATAAGCATTGCCAAATATATGGATTGAATCTTTTAAAGGATTATAACAGGAAACTACCTTTAATTATATGTGAGGGTGAGACTGATATGTTAGTATGTCCTGAAAATGCTATCAGTTTTAGCGCGGGTGCTGGGTCAATTCCTGAAGATATTAGTCCAATTCTTGATTTTAAGAGCATTTATATATGTTATGATAATGACTCGCCAGGAAGAGAAGGTGCTGAGAGACTGGCGCAACGTATTAAGACTGAAAGTAGGGGCGTAAAAGTATATATAAATAATTGGAGTGAGTACCTACCTGAAGGATATGATATAAGAGATGAGTTTACAAAGTTTAAAAATGATAATGAATACAAGTATGATGAATTGAAAGGCAGTATTAAAAATGCAGCTGAATATAGACTACCAAGCAGAGGATTTGATGTGATTGATACTTCCGATTTAACAGATTCTTATAATACCCCGCCTAACGCCATCGTGCAATACCTCCTTTATGAAGGTGGGGTTAGCTTGGTAGCGGGTACAGATGGAGTAGGTAAAACTTGGTTTGTTCTGCAAATGGCATATTCGATTGCTAGTGGAACTGATTTTTTGGGGTTTCATGTTAATAAAAAAGAAGTTTTATTAGTGCAGTTTGAACTCTCGCTAGAGCAACTATCAAATAGGGTGAAGTTAGTACAACCTAATTTTCCTGAAGGAACAAAGGTAAACATTGCACGATTTGATGATAATGATATGATGTTTACAGACCAATGGCAGAAGATAAAGGATACCATTGATGATATAGGGCTTAAGGATGGGGTTATAATCGTGGATAATATATATACGAGTACCAACCAAGACCTTTCAGATAATAACGCCTTACAACAGATCCTGTCGATGATCCAGCTTATTAAGAGTACGACAGGCAACTCTATAGTTTTAGTGGGGCATCATAATAAGAGCAGCAACCACGATGAAGAACCTATTTTATCTAAAGGTTTGATTCATGGCGGTAAACACTTAACTAATTATGTACATAATGTATTCCAGATCGGAGATAGTACACTTTCTACAGATATGAGAAGAGGTAAGATAACTAAGGTAAGGGATGAACATTGTGAACTAAATGGTATGCCTTTTAAGTTGAATTGGAATAGGGAAGAGGTGTTATTTGAAAGAGGTGCGGTTATTGAAAAAGAAAAACTGCATACAATGGAAGTCAATGAAAAATGGGAGATTAAACTTTTAAGAGATTTCTATTATTATATTGAGAAAAAAGACTTTGATCGTAAACGGATCTGGAGTTTCTTGGAAGCAGAGCAAGGTTGGATGCCCACTAAATATAATGTAGATGTGAAATTATCAAGATATTTAAAAACAATGGTAAAATGGGGTTATATCATTAAAACAAAACATGCTAATTATGCTTTTAACCATGATGAATTTGAGTAAAACCATCATAAAACCCTATATGCTTAAATAGTGATGGTATGATGGTTTGGGTGTTTTTAACTATATGTTTTGTCGAGGAATACCATCATAACATCATCATATAATGAACGGGGTTTGTTAACCAATGAAAATGAGTGGATTATATGTTTGTAAGAAATGTGGAGTATATGAATATACGGGTTTTAGATACCTGACAAAAAAGACTAATAGTAGATTAGAAATATATTTCTGGAGCAATATTCCAAAGCGAGGACTAACAATCAAACCATGTCCTCGCTGCAAGGAACATAACCCACCTTATGATGTGGTCAACACTCATTGTGATCGACCTGCTACTTCCTCATAGTGTAATAAGATCTCTCTTTTGTAGAAATCGCTTGTTTTATTTGGATTGTTAATAAACTCTGCAATCAACCTGGATGTCAACTTATCTGTTTTTAACGCCTTCATTACCTTCTTTTTATCTATCTTCATCTAGTTAACTCCTTTAGTTTATATTTCATTCTTTGTTGCAATAATGCAGTATCACGCCACCGATCAGCGCTTAGCTGCTCACGATCTATTTTGTCTTGCATTAACTTTACTACAATGGCAAAACAAATGACCATTATTAACATTAAAATTGCTACCATAGTTTCCATTACTTACTCTCCTTTGTTATTGTTAATTCAACTAAATCTCCAAAATTCGTATGAAATAATTTCTCTCCATTTTTTAATTTTCTAATCATAACGGATTGAATTTTCTTTAATGCATTTACCATTGCATCATATTGATATTGATAATCCTCAATAGTTCTATCATCACCATAAATTGCTTTTTTCTCATCCTCAACAACTTCTTTTATCACTTCGGTTTCACTTGTTAAATATTCATATAATAGATTTAATGTCCATAATGAATGATTCTCTAAATCATAAGGAGATTCAAAAACCTTTCTCAATTCATATAGATTATCAATACAAGTATCAATTGAAACTTGAATTGCATTGTTTTGCAAGTCATTTAATTTCATTACTTACTCTCCTTGATTATTTTTTTTACTTGGAAAAAATATGCCCAACTACTAAAAGGTGTTCCATCATCTTCTTTCTTTTTAAATGCTATAATAGGCTCTCTTAATAATTTACTTCCATCCCATTTTTCCCTAATATCTATCTCAGTAATTGTTACAACCTCATTATTGTGTTCCCAATTAAGTTGTACCTTATCACCTATATTATATTTTGGTTTCTTCATTACTTACTCTCCTTTGTTATTGTTAATTCTTCAACTGATGGACAAAATTCAGATTGTATTGCATCTAATACTTCTGAATATTCTTGATTTGTCATATTTTCACTCTTTGGTTCTAGTAACTCAACTAAATGATGATGAAAACCATCCTCTGTTAAATAAAATTCATTTGTTTCTTTATTTACTCCTACAAACTCATAAAAAAGATTTATCAAGTCTTTAATTATTTTTAATTGACTATTATTCATTACTTACTCTCCTTATAAATATCATTTGCATCTATTTTTGCTTTTTTAAATAACTTAAATGCCTCTTTTTTAGTATAAATGATGTCATATATATCATAGAAATCATCGTACTTGTTATTAAAAGAAATGCGAATATCATAATAATGATTTCTGTTATCAAAAAATTGTTTATCATCCTTATCAATCGAATACAATAAGATTGATACATAGTAACCACTATCAGGCATTGTTTCTGAATGTATTACATCTTCTAACATTACTTACTCTCCTTTTATTTCTCCAAAGGGGGGTGAGGGGCGGCAATCATGCGGTAATAAACCACCCCTCTAGGAGAAAATGTTATTTTGTTAATTTTAGTTTTAAGTAATACCACATTCTTTTTAATTGATACCCTAAATAGGTTTCTTCATCCCTCAATAAGTGACATTTATCTGCCACTATAAACCATTCTATTTTTTTATTTTGCATAGCTTTTAATCTCCTTTGGTTAATT